GGAAAAGTAGCTAAAGAGGAGGCAGTATCTTGTAAGCCTCCTGATAGGATTGATTGTCCTTCTTTTGCTAATGCTTTGAATCCCCATTGTTCTGCATTTCTAGGATCGTCAATTTCACTTGTTACTTGTTCTTCTTCTGCAAGTTCATTCGCTACTGCAGCATCCCTAGCTTGTTTCTTTTGATCTATTGATTCGAGATACTCATTATCAGCATCAGCAGCTTCTGTCAGAGATTCGATATCAAGGTCATTAGGATCTATTGGCATTTGATTATTGTGTTAGTGCTTCAATAAAGTCTTTTGCTACTTCGGGTGCTAAGTTATTTAGATCTAACCAAGGCTTACCTCTAACTAGATCACCAGCGATTTCATTGAATTTATTATGTAAGTTTTTATCAATATTTACTAATCTTCTATAGTCAGTAACTACTCCAGTATATCTTTGAGCTTTCGATGCTTTATTTCTTAGTGCAGCTAGGTACAAGAAATCTTGACCATCTTGATCAAAGATCATATCTCTTGGTATTCCATTAGTCTCAATTATTTCTCTTAATTGATAAGACGGTATCTCGAATATACCGAAACCAGTATAACCATCAGCCATTAGATTAATAATATCACCCATCGTAATAGCTTCCATTGGTTTTCCAACAGCCTTTTCTATGTTTGTATAGTTACCCTCTTTATCTGAGACAGAAAGATAACCTCCATTAGCAATAGCTGTTGGACTCTTAGATTGTTCTAACATCCATTCTATATCTAGTTTATTACCATCTTCTGCTAATTGTTTGTTATATACTCTCATAGTTCTGGATGCAGTAGAGTTAACTAGTAATCTTTCACCTGGCTTACCTTCTTGTGGGAATACTATTTCACCTTCCTTAAGCATACCTACAGCTTCTAATCTAGTTCTTATTAACTTATTCACATCCATTTGTAATTTAGCAGCTAAACTACTATAGTACTTAGGTGCAGTACCTCCTTTATTATTTTTATAATTATTTAAATACTTAGCACCTAATTGGATATATGGTTCTTCTCCCTCAAGAGGTTCAGAGTTATTGAGAAGATCTGTATTTTTAATTATACTATTTCTTACTCTTACAGCTACTCTACCTAGTTCTTCATCACTGAAGTCTCTTTCAAAACTTTTATCTGTTGCATCTGGACCAAAAAGTATACCTTTAACTTGTTCCATTGCTTCCTGATGAGCTGCAGCATTCGATATATTTATATCAAATTGTTTAGCTTGATAATAAGCTGAGTTATATAAAGCTTCTGCTTTTTCTAATCTAAGAGTAGCTTTAGGATTACCTTTTGTTTGTTCTACTTGTAGGTTTAGAGATAGAGCTACTTGTGCCATAATTGCTCTGTTTCTAAATTTTATAGAACCTGGCCCCTCTTGAACAGAACCTACTGATAGTCTTTGTTCTATCTCTTTTAAGTATTTATCATATGCTGGAGTTCCTGGTATTAGACCTTTTATATCATCTTTAGTTAAAGGTCTCCGTAATTTTATAAATTCAAGTCTTTCTATTTGATTCTCTTCTGGTTCGTCACCTACATTTAGTGCATTTTTTAAATTAGCAGGCAGGGTTTCTTCATCACCTATATTCCATTTAGTTTTGTATGCTGCAATTCTTGCTTTGCATTTATCACCAGGATTGTTTGCACAAAATTCTACTATATCTTTCTGGTCTTTACCTTGGTTAAGTTCAGTTCTATTTTTCTTTTCTTTCGCATCTTGATCATAATACTCTTTTCCAGCAGCTTCTAATTTAACAAATCTTTTTTTCCAGTGATCTTTAATCTTAACTAGATGACCTTGCTTATGACCAAATGCTTGGAATTCTACTTCACCTAAAGCTTTTATGAATGCATCTACATTCTGAAATTCACCCTTACGAATACCGTCTTCTAATTTTTCAAAGTATCTATCTAGTACTAATTTGTGACTAACATTACCCTTAGAATCTAGAAATTCTGGATGATTAGTATGTAGTAATATTTGATTAATAAATTCTTTAGGATCTTTCTCAACTTTAGCATATAGTTCTTTATTATTACGATCAGTAATAATTTCTAAACTAGCAGTAGAGTAATCATCTAGTACTGTTTTTTTCCAACTCTCTTGTCTTTCTACAAGATCTACAATGAAATCTTTTTTATACTTACCAAAGCGTCCTCTAGCTGCATCTTGATTTAAGTATACATACCAAGCTATATTACGCATTCTTAGTTCATACTTATCTTCTGGTTCTGTAGCTTCATTAACACTTTTATAGATTGGCTCTCCTTCAGCAGTATAACCGAATGAGTCTAAGTGATGTTTAATCCCCTCATCTGATTTATCCTCCCATCCAGGTACTCCATTTATCAATTGTTTTAGATCTATAGCTCTATCAACATCCATTTCGTGTATACCACGTGGACCGTTTAATATAGCATTAGAAAGTTGAGAATCTGATTTAGAAAGATTATACCCTGCTGCATTGCCTTCAACCCTTGAAGCCAGAGCTTCACCTTCTATTTCATTTTCTTTTTTAACATCAGGATCATCATCTATTATTGATCTTACAGCTTCAAGATATGCAGCAGGATCATCTCCATATTTTTCTTTTATAGGTTTAAGTCTCTTAGATATTTCCTTACTTAATTCACTATATGGTTTATACCATTCCTGCCACGTATCATATTCCTCTTTAAACTTTTTACCTTGCTTCATTACTTGAAGTAAATTTTCAGCTGGAGTTTTCTGTTTATGAATATGTTTGTAGATTTCAATCATCTGATCATAATGAGCATCCCAAGATTTTTGGATGTCATCAATATTCTCATTTACAGCTTTAGACATATCTGGGGTGGTTTGCAGATAATTTGTCTTACTAATATCTGGAGGAGCATCAGTGGCTCTTCCTAGTGTTTCATAAAAAGAACTTGTCATGATATTTTCTCCATGTTTACATCAATCTTATCATAGTATATACCAAGTAGGCCATTAGGCATAATACCAACTGCCATAGGATTACGTTTCACTACATCTTGTGCAATAGCTCCTCTGTATCTAGAGTGTTTATTAGTTTTATAATTCCATTCATAAATAGTATGTCCATCAGGAGACTTACCAACTTCTTCTATGTTTTCTTTCAATCTTCTATCAGATCCTCCAAACAATCCCACTAGACCAGCAACAGCACCAACAGCACTTATACCCATTGATAGAGTGTTGAACATTTGACCTTGCGTATCTTTAGGAGGCATCATTACAGGAGCTCCATACTCAGGACGTACTCCTAATTTCTCTCTATTCTTAGCTTTTAGATTCATATACTGACGTTCAATACCTTGATATTGAATGTCCATATTTCTACCAAATGTAGTATTGAGAGTACTTTCTATTTGACTTTGTGCAGCTAGTATCTCTTTATACTTATTTGACATATATCTACTAGCTCTAGAAACTCCTCTCTTCTGATCATACCTAGATATAGCTGCTCTTTTTCTCATTAAGTTCTCTGTATTTTTCCTACCCTTACCTAGGACATACAAAGCCTTTGAGTATATATCACTCTTAGCTCTACTAAAACCTTTAGCAAGACCTTGAGAACGCTGTTTAGCAGCAGCTTCCCTGTTCCAATATTTTAATGATTCAGACTGATACTGTTGATTTTTCTTTCGCCATTCTTGTTTAGCTTGGTATCTTATACCAGCATTAGGATCTGGAGCGCACATTTATTTTACAGAATTCTATAAAGGACAATTGTTTCGGGCCGTGAGAAATTTCTTTCAAAAATTTAAAGCCCAAAAATTTGAGTAGTTTTAGATGAACAGTGTTACGTTTATCGACAATGTTCCATAACAGCGGTTCTTCTCTACTCTCAATGAATCGCTTTGCTTCTCTTGCGAAGGTAATAGGGTAATCATGTATTGCAGGTGTGCATAACATCCAGACTGCTCCATTAGGACCAACTCCAGCCATACCAGCAGTCTTGCCGTTAGGCACTTCAAACCATACACAGGTGCTCCTGTGGACAGCCAAAGTGAGTTCTTCTATAGGATCTAGCCCGTGACCTTCTTCGACCTCTCTACGGTCTTCTGGAAGTAAATTAGAGGCCACTATTATAGCAGCCTCAATTGTTGCTGGGTGAATATATTTAGACACGTCTATAGTGCATGGGTGACCAGTCACCTTCCCAAGACATAGATCTTAAGGTAGCAGGTGCTGGGTGGGAGGATTTAAGGGTTACATTTACGTTTAGATTTCTTTCATACACTGGAATGTCCTTAATTTTTTCTTCCAAATATGGAGCGTCTGATGCTTCATATTCATCTAAATCAGTAGATTCGTATATTTCAGTATAGTCAGCTTTACCTAGTCTAGTAAGTGTGGTTTCATATAGACCTATTTTACCAAAGTTTAACTTCATTCTATGTACAGTTAGTTTAGAATTTACATCAGATTGTACCGTTTCTCCTTGTACTTTCTGAAGATAAAATCTAGGAAACTGTACATTATACTCATACAAGTAACCTATATAAAATGTACCCGTTGACCAATCACCAGGAACAGTGAAGTCATCTGTATTAGTAACTGTACATTCAGCATATCTTCCTACTCTTGCTGAACCACTATCAATATCAACTAATACTAATGTACCATTAGGACTTGTTACTTGATCTATCCAATCAGTTTGGTTAGCAAATGTTGTTAACTTTGTAGTAGCAGAATATGTACCATTTGTAACAGTAGTCCAGTTATCTAAATGAATTAAATAATTAACACTATCTTGATCAATAGATGGATCTGTATCAGCTTGTACTAAATTAATACTTTGTAAGAAATTATCTGTATCTAAAAAGTAATACTGATCATTAACAATGAAATGATATTTAAGTGGATTGTTATGTTTCCATTTAAACCAAGAAGATTGTAATGCTTTCTCACCTTGTCTTAAGTATTTAAATCCTAACACTTCATCTGAATTAGTCTTACCGAATAATACTAAATTATTTTCTCTTGAATTTGTTAGTAAATCTAAATCTTTAAGTAATAAGGTAGGTACAACTTCACTAGAATTTATAACAGTAGGTTCTCCTTCTCTAACAATAGCTGCCATTTCCATGAATCGGCTATACTTATTAGAGTTATCAATAAATCCTACTGTAGATCCTAAAGATATAGGAGGCATAACTTTATCATAATTATACTTAGATACATTTCTAAGTTTAGCAGTATCTGGCATTAGTATTGTATCATCAGAAGATAATAAATATTGTGCATTAGTACTGAAGCAAAGTAACCCTGAAGTTATTTCTATAGCATCATATAAATCTGAAGGGTATTCTGAAGCTGCGGATATATCAATTGGATCAATAGCTGATACTACTAATGCTGTATCAGACCAGAAATTTGGTGTTGCTATGCTACCAGGTCTTGAAGTTATGACATTCTCACCAGATAATAAAGCTAATCTATTTCTAAAAAATAGTACTCTGTTTATTGTCTGACCTACAAAAGAAGGTATTTGATTAGTTACATCATCACCTATTTCTCTATCAGCCCATGTATATTTTTTAACAAGGAAGTCACCGTCAGCTTGTCTTTGTATAACATGCGGCATGGTACTAGCATCTAAGCTTTTTACTATACCTGGTGCAGCACATTCTACCCAACTTCCAGCACCATCTCTGCCATTTTCTCCTACAAACTTAACATAGTAATCATCTTCATCAGACATCCTAGTATTAGCTATCTTAACTATCATACCATGCTTACAATGTATCGGTAGTTTAGTAACATCATTAATCTCAGTTTGCATAACACGCATGAGATCCTGATCTGTTACTTCTACATTGAAATTATCATTAGCATTAGCTGTAGATAAGTATATCCCGTTACCTATAGTAACAGCAGATAAAGCGTTACCATTAACTGTAACTCCAGATAATTCACCTAGTATACCTCCGAGTACAGTATCAGCTGTTACTGCTGTATCAGCATCAAAAGGTGTTGGTGCAGGTCTTACAGCTTTAATATTAGCTTTAACTGAATTCTCTTCATGATCTGTTATTATAATAGTGTATTGTGCGTCTACATTAAAACCATTATCTCTAGTACCATCACCACCAGAAGCTTCAGTTAAAGTAACTGTAACTGTATCATTAGTATCCCAACCTTCTCCACCATGTAACAAAGTTATTTCACGATTATATGAACACGACCAATCTTCATCAGTATCGTTGTTAGTTCTAGCTGGTGACTGACCTTGTTGACCTAGTATAGATAATCTAAAGGTAAGGTTTTTTTTACTACCAGTATTAGTTTCAGCACCACTGAATACTTGAGTACCTATACCTTTACAGTTACCAGAACCTGGTATCTCTTCTAATGTATCACTTTGTACTTTTACTCTAGTAGCTGTTTTTATTGTAGTAAGGTTAGTATTATTGTATATATTTAAAGCATATTGTCTTCCATTCTCTGTTCTAACTAATTCAATGAATGCGAAGTTTTGCTGTGGTCTAGCATCAGTAGTACCAGTAGTAGCTACTACTTTAGTTCTATTGTTAAGAAAAGTTGTATCATTTATAGTTAATGCTTGTAAGTCTTCTGTAGCTGAAGCACTACTAGCACTTAAGTATGAGGTTATAGATGTATGGTCAGAATTAGATCCGTTATATGCACTGTTATCTGTATGATACCATACGTTTTTCTCCGAACCATCATTACAACTCCACATACGTACTTTACCATCTGAAGCTATCTGACCTATATAAGATCCTTCTGTCTCATCACGGTAATAATGAAACCAAGATCCATTTGATTGTACATTAGTTAAAGGTGCAGTTCCTATTCGTTTAGCACCAGGTCTTTTATATAGACCATGTATTAAATCTGGTATAGCATTCTGAACACTTTTAACTTGACCTGGTGCCTTTAATTGATCAGGCTGCTCAGATATACCACCAGCATAATTAGGTATTGTTTGTGTAATTCCTGCCATTATCTTCTAAGATTTCTCCAAGGTTGATATGCTGTATAAACAGAATCTTCAGGTAAACCAAACATATTATGATTACCTTGATTGCATTCATATTCCATACAAGCTGCTCTAGCAAGTTGTTCTTGCTGACTTAATAACTGGACTAATTGTGGATTAGCTACAAGTTGTGTTGCTGCTAATCTACTAGATCTATATATTATATACCTTTGGAATACAGAAGGTAAATCTACAAATGAAAGTAATCTAACTATATCTAAATTTATAGTTGTATGTTCAGAGAAATCATCTGTATGATTATATTTATCATATAGATAACCATTCCGCTTTACTACATCATGAGTTCTATCGATCCAACTATTTGTAGTGTCCATTCTTAAGACATCATTACCTACAGCTATTTTCCCATCGGCATCTGGTGTATAAGTGACATGCCTTTCTGTGTTAAAATGCCAGCCTTCATTTTGTATATCAACATTAGAATCTCTTAGTAAATTGTATATAAATCCTATCTCTGGATTTTCTTTTACTATCGAAGTAACTGGTGACTGACCGATAGCTCCCAGTATTGAGTTAACTGCGGAGAGTTCTGTCTCGGTATCAATTGTCGTGGAAGCCATAAAAAATTTTTGTAATAAAAAAGGGAGACCGAAGCCTCCCGTATGAATAATAAGTTAGAATGCAGCGTTGTTTCCTGAACCTGCAGCAGCACCCGCAACGAGTTCTACAGCAGCAGCTGGATTTAGAGGTGCAGCACCCATAGCCAACCTACCTAGAATAACATCTCCCTGATAAATCACGGAAACGTCACCTGAAGTAACTTGAACTTGAGGTCCAATAGCCTCTACACAACCAACGGCTTCTTTCTGGAAGATAAGACCACAAGAGTGATCGAACTTAGCTTCTTCACCGTAGTCGTTAACTGTCTTCTGACCTGAAGGAGTTGCATTGTTCTCCTGATCGCCCATTGATTCAGCTACGAATGAACCAGTGTTACCAGGATCAGTTACACCAGGAGTAGTAGCAGATGCAGCACCATACTTAGTACCGAACTTACCGAAGAATGGAATGTTCATTGACTTGTAGATCTTGATACCAGCAATCTCAATGATGCCTTGACCAGTTTGCAAGGAGTCTCCCTGCTCATCTCTGTTTACAAGTCCACTAGTTCCAGTAGCTTGGATTAGCTCATAGTACTGACGTGGGTTTAGTACACCTACACGACCTTCAGAGCTAACGCCTTTCTCATCTAGTGCAGCAGCTGCATCATAGAAAGCGTTTACTAGTGAAGCAGCAACATAAGCATCAGCACCACTGTTGTTAGTACCGACACGAATCTGTGTTCCACCTGGCTCTACGA